ATGAAAAAAAGTTTACTGGGGTTGATTGTTTTTTTATCCTTACTGACCCTTACTTCTTGCAGAAATAAAGTGACCACAAAAGAGCTAATGGCAAACGAGTGGGCCGTAAACTCCAACGTTGATGAAGTAGTAATGATTGTATCATTCAGCGAAGATACCGCTACTTTCAAAATCAATACAGATGAACACACATCAACTGCAAAAAATGATTTGGAAAAAGCAGGCGAAGAATTAGGTAAACAAATTGCAAATAAAATAGAATACAAAGTCAAATACCATCTAAAAAACAATCAAATTCGTTGGGAAAATGAAGGAAAAGAAGTAGCTTACAAGATAAAAAAAGAAAAGCAAAATCTACTTTTCACTCCTACTAAGACAAACAATTCTGATAACCAAACAAAACTAGTTTTGAAACCTTACACAAAGAAAAGTATTGATTCTTCCACTCAAAAAGATAAAACGGAAGAAACCAGCTCTAATTATCAAAACGTCTCATCTGAAACAAACCAATCTACCTCTTCATCTACTACTAAAGAACCGCTACCACAAGTTAGCTTAGCTGATTTTATAGGCGGTTGGGGTATTCCTCAAAGTGATAACTTATTTTTTATAAATGCTGACGGAACACTCACTAGCATAACTCAATCGAATGTTCCTCTTCAAAATGTAAGTTTTTCTGTGGATGAGAATGGTAATCAAATAATGACGTTTCTTTTGAATAATACGCCCCGAACAGTAACGAAAAATAATGATGGTACTTTAACTGTTAATGGACAAATATACACTTATCTAGGTAATATTACGTTGGAACAATTAATTGAAAGAAATAATCAAACTCAACAAGTTTTTGAACAATCTGAGCAGCAACCACCACAAAACTCTGATTCTAGTGAACAAATACAAAATTCTAAATCAGACCAACCTATATACGATACGGTACGAAGTGGTGAAGGTGGGCGACAGTTAGCCGAAAGAAATGGTTTAACCTTGGAAGAATTATTAGCATTAAATCCACGCATTGAAACTTCTGTTTTTTATCCTGGTCAGTCATTACGAATTAAATAGAAATTTAGGTATACTAATAGATAATAGTCTATAAAAAAAGAAAAGTCCATGTGGGGACCACGGACTCAAAAAAGTATTTCGAGATTTAGTTTACAAAAATATTATAACAGAAATGAGGAGTTTTCAAATGAAAAAAATGTATTTGTTAAGCATAACATTAATATCTCTTGGTATTTTAGCAGGTTGTTCTAATAATGATTCTACTAAAGTGCAAAAACTAGAAACAACTATTTCTAGTCTAAAAAAAGAAAATGATTCTTTAAAAACAGGAAATACTGATGAAAATAAAAAAAGCCAGGAATCCAAAGTAGATTCCAAACAAAAAAAGGAAGAAAAAAAATATGGTTTAAATGAAGACGTTGATCTATATTCAAATTCTAAAAAAGTTGGAAAAATTAAACTTACGAAAGTTTCTACTAATCAATCTGCATTTCCAGATTATATGATTAATCTAGAAGATTATGATACTAGCAAAATGATGGCAGTGACTTTTGATTATACCAATATTGCTATGGAAGAACCCTTTTTACCCCACTCTAATTATTTCCAAGCATATTCTAAGGATGGAAAAGCTTTACAATCATTTAATCAGCAAAATGGTCAAGATTATGTTTCTCAAGGTAGAACTGGAACATCTACAATTTACTTTGGGATACCAGTTGATGGCAATAGTTTTGACGAAGTGGAACTAGACCTTGTACCTACTGGCTCAGCAAAAATTGCGACATTTGATATAGCAGTTGGTCATTGATTAATAGCATATATGGAATATACACAAAAATGTCTAAGGAGCCTAACATTCTTTCAAGAAAGAATGTTAGGCTCCTTTTATTCAGACAATTTCAGCCACTCCTTGCGATTGCAATAGGACATAGTTTTTACAAAGACAAAATGATAAAGCAAACCGTAAGCTAGCCCCAACATATTTAACAAAATTCTTAAGTAAAGACTTGTTTCTAGCCCAAATATCATAGAAGCTGCCATGATAGCACCAACACAATTAAAAATCGTTTTACTTTTATAAGATGTGCATAAGCCTAAACAAAGTCCTCCTAAAATACCAAGTAGGTTCGTTGGTATATAAAATAACAAGATAGCCGATACTAGAGAACCAATAACGACCCCTATTATTCGTTCTTTTGCTCGTTCAGACAATTTAAACGTATCATACCCAGAAAATAATGACGAACTAGCAAATGTTGCCCACATAAAGCGGTCAATCTGAAGGTGCGTTCCTATAAAAAGTAATAAGCTAATGCCTAAAGCGTAATAACCAAACCAAATATTTCTTTGATTAAAAAAACCATTTTCTGTAACCATCTGTATAAAAGTAATCTCTTGATCCAATTTTTTATGTTTCACATGATAAACAAAAGCTAAAAGTAGATAAGCAAACACTAATACAAAGAAAGTTTGTTCTAATTGCTGAAACGATTGATAGTGAACCGTGCCAACTAAATATAAGTAGGAGAACGTATACAAGCCAGGATTACCCATTTTAGGGTTTTTACCAGTTAAGAAAAACAATGCCAGCAAGCAGATAAAATGAAGGCCCAATTGTAAAAATGATACAGAAATCAGTGAAATTAATGGACTAACACCTAGAATTGTTAACACGATTCCTAAACTAAGCAAGGCCTGTTTTTCCCTGTAGCCATATGAGACGAAACGGATACTCAACAGCAAACAAAATAATACAATTGAAAAAGGCGCTACAGCTTTTCCAAAGAAAAAAGTAATCGTCGACACCCATAAAATCGCAAACGAAACTAATAAGATATCCCTTATTAACAAGGCGCGCCAAAAATATCTCCGCTGTTTTTTAGTATCCGCTTGATGAATTTTTTGTTTTAAAATAAATGGATCTAACTGCAATAATTGATAAAAAGTCACCTAAAATCATCTCCTAAAAATCGACTCTTCTCAATTCATTATTCCAACTTTTCCTTCTATGAAATCAGAAGAAAAGTAGTTGTGACGAACATTTTACTACAACTTTTTTTCTGAATCAATACATGCTTTATTTCTTAATTCAATACCTCTCCCGATACGATTTGCTTACTTCATAAAAAATAAGCCTAGAAAAAATCAAAACGATTAATTCTAGACTCAAAATTAAATAACTGTTGAACAAAAGCTAGCGCTTTTTTACATAAACTTTTCCAACAGATCCATTTCTTTTTCTAATTCTTTTTCATCATACTTGTCATACTTACCAGCTTCGTGTGCAATTTTTTTAATCTCATGAATGGCTTTTTTTTCAACAATCCATTTCTTCATACTATGTTTTTTTGTATCCTCATCTAGCGAGCTCAACTCTTCTAAACTTGCATCCAATTTGTTCAAAACGTCGGCAATTTTTACTAATGCTTGCGCTTCTTTTTCTTCATAGTTTGACATAATAGACACCTCTTCTTAAGTATTTTTCTACTTTAAGTGTACGTCTCTGTCGTTTTATTTGCAACTAATAACTCAACTGCTTCTCAGTACGGAGGATAAGGGATTCGAACCCTTGCACGATGTTACTCGCCTAACGGTTTTCGAGACCGTCCCCTTCAGCCAAACTTGGGTAATCCTCCCTCTACATTCCATCTACAAATGAACATGTAATGAATCAAAAGATAAAAAGCCTAGACCCTTACACAACAAGGATTCTAGGCTCTATCTAAATAAATTATTTAGTTTCACGGTGTATTTTTTCTACAACACCACATTTAGACAGACTAGAACTCACAAGGGTTTGCGTAATATCATTTTAATTTAAATTAGCAAAATAGACTATAACAACAAGATAAAATCTACATCAAAAAATAAAAAAAGGCAAGCGAATAGATATATAAATTATACTGAATAAACAAAAAAAGCTCTACTCACCATGATTGAGAAGTAGAGCTTTTACATTTTTAATTATTCTATCCACTCATCATCGAAATATTCGTCCACAAATTCATCTATTGTTTCGCAACGTTCTGTTTCTTCCTCAAATGGATTTTCTTCAGGTATATGTTCTTCACTCCATTTCGTGAAATTATGAATCTGAATATGTCTTATGTCGTAAAAATCCACTTCATTTTCTCCAATCAACACGACGTCAAATTCTGCCATCCCACGGAAAACACCAAAAACATGTGGTTTTACACGATCATATTCATCTAATGAGTTCAGCTGAATTTCTAGTACCTTATTTTGCTTAATAGAGCGATCTAAAAAATATTCTATTTGCTGTTGGGATTGCTGTGGCAAACGCTCGATATTTCGAGCGTGGTATTCGTCTGTATTTTTTATTGCTTCTGTTAACTCCCCCAACGGAAAAGCTGTGGGCCACTTTAATTCGAATGGCCTGTCAACATACTCATTGTAAGGTTTAAACTCTTTTTTCGTTCGTCTCACCATCTGATACACTCTCCTATCAGAAACATTATACGAACGTTTGTTCTATTTTTCAACAAAAAAATATTCACATAACAAAAAACACCCACCTCTCGTAAGAAAAAGAGGCAGGTGTTTTACTATGGACCATACAGGACTCGAACCTGTGACCGAACGGTTATGAGCCGTTTGCTCTAACCAACTGAGCTAATGGTCCTGAGTCACTATAAACCAAATATATTCTATTTAAGATATGTTTCCCAGCCTACAGGAAATCCAATTTTATCCAACTCAATAGTCTCGTATAGGTCTATTAATCTTGATAGGCTATTCATAAACATATTGAAATATTCACGATCTAAACATAACTTGCTACAGATATAAATAGCTGCAAATACTTTATTAGTAGATAATTCTCTATGTTTTTTAGGAAATTTAGCATTTATAGGAATATTTCTATCATATACTCTACCATTATGAGCGCATATATTTCGCATTACTGACAATAGATATATCCAATTTTCTAGATACTTATAGCCTACACTATAATATTTTTTTGCAATATCCTTCTGAATATCAGAATTCATATTAGAATACAATTTTGATAAAGATCCAAAATCTGAAATTTCTGTCGCAACCCATACTGGAAATTCACTTTCGTATTTTTTAATGTAATGTCCTGCGTAAAGTTCTCTGCGCTTCGCTGATTGCTCTACTAAAGTTTCAAATCTATTTAACCATGACTTATGTCTGTACTTATCTTTAAAATTTTTATTATCATAATGACCTAGCGGTCCAGTTTTTAAGGCAAACTCTTGAGAGATTACTGACTTCAATTCTACTTCTACATGTTCAATAATTTGAAATAGTATTAACCTTATTCTCTCATCAAATCTGTAACTATTGTATATAGCATTGAATGATATGTTAGAGTTAAAAACATCTTTTTGTTCGTAATGCGCTAAACAATATCCTTTAAATCTGAAATACCCTATATTACGTAGAGCATTTACAGCAAAGTCGTCGTTTTCCACACGTAAACCTCTATCTTTTAAGATTTGCAACTGTTCCTCTGTATTTTTCGCTGGTCTATCGTACAGCATATATTTCTCCTTAAAAAAACGTCCCCGCTTGGGACACATTGTTAAGAGGTGTGCGGGGTTCTATTAATCACAATATACCATTTGAAAAACAAATCGTCAACAAAAATATTAAACAAAGATTATACATCATCTCAGACTAAAATACAATATATTGTGTTTTTGTAAAGATAAAATCAAACGACACACTGTATATCGTGCTTAAACAAAAAAAGAGCCACCTTAGAAAGGCGACTCAAGAGAAATTTAATAAGTGTATCCTTATTTTATATTAAAACTATCAATAGTTCAACGTTTGTCCTGGATAAATCACGTTAGGATTATCTAAACCGTTTTGTTGTGCTAACTCTTGATAAGTCGTGCCAAGCTTAACTGCAATGCTTGATAATGTGTCACCGTATTGAATCGTGTAAACGTTGCTTACTGCTGATCCATTGACTTTCAAAACTTGACTAGGATAAATAAGATTTGGATTAGCCAATCTATTTAATGCCGCCAACGTTTGATAGTCTGTTCCATATTGATAAGCAATGCTGGATAACGTTTCACCGTATTGTACCACATGGGTTGCCTCTGGTTGCTTATCAGGGACAACTGTTGCATCTGGTAATAGTTCAATATCGCCTTTACTAATCCATGACAAGATACCTTCTAACAATACTCTGCTTCCAGTTACTTCTTGCACTTTGTAGCTGTTTCCTTTTACCCAATCTGGAATAGCCTCACCAGTTGCCCAAGCATCAACATTAAATTTCACTTTGACCGTATCACCAGCTTTTACATCAGAGTTTGGTGTTTTTTCAGTCTCTTCACCGGCTTCTGTTGCTGGAGTATCCGTCTCTGGCTTATCTGTATCTGTGTAGCCATTATCAGTAATACCTGTTAAGTCTACGTTACCATCTAACCCGCCTGTAATATAAGTTGCGGTAAATTGCCAAATTGCAATACCATCCATACTTGGAAAATAGTTATATAACGGACTTGGTGTCACCTCATAACTAGGATATGCAGCAATCCATAAAGAGTTAGGGAATTCTTTAATAATTCGCTGATAATCTACATATTGCAATGTAAAAGGTTTGTATGAATAATACATTGGCGTGTACCCTGCTTGTTTAATTCGGCGCATGCCATATAGGATTGTTTCCGTATTGGCGTTTACATCAGGACTAGCTCCATGTTCAAAATCTAATGCAACAATGGAATTTTTAGGCGTTTGGATGCGTGGCAAGAAATAATCCATTGTCGTTTTGGCAATGTCCATGCTACCGAACGTATCGTACCAAATATAAGTGTGCGCTCGTTTTCCTTGAGCAATGGCACTTGCTACTTGCGTTTTATAAGTATACTGCTCGTAAATACCACTAGCGTTGTAGCCACCAATTTGAGCGATAGCGAATTTATCATGCGCATAGCCAAAACGACCTTGTTCACCTTGATAAATGGCCCAATCAACACCTTGATCGCCTTTAGCAGCAAAGACATTTAAAGGCATAAAAAATAGAGCGATTAACGCTCCAACTAAAATTTTCTTTTTCATTCGCTTACTCCTTGTCTTTTAAATTATATGCTGACACACCTGTTACTACTCCTAAAAAAGTTGCAATAGCATTGATAGTTAAAACAGCCATATCTGTTTGTTGCCAACCATAGGCTTTGCCTAACGTTGCTACTAAAACAGAACTAGCAGGCAGTACAGTGAGTACTCCCCATTTGATGATTTTATAATACTTGTCTGGTAGTATCATTTTCAAATTCCTCCTAAGTATTTCGTTATTAAGTAAACAGCAACAGAAACCCCGATTCCCGCAATTGTTCGCCATGTCCACTTTTGATTCTCTTTTATTTCCGCAATATCGCCTTCATTGTTTTTGGCCATTGAGAGCGCTATGTCTGCTTTCTCTCTTAATTGTTCATGATTATCCAACTTTGTTTCAATCCGTGCCAAACGATCGACGATTTCAATTAAAGGCTCATCTTTCAAGTTATCGTCTCCATTCCTGTAACAAAAAACCGTCTAGCTTTCGCTAAACGGTTCCCCACAAATTTTTGTGTATTCTTCTTCGGTTAAACAATTCATATTCACGTAATCAACTAAATCCTGTTTTGTATAACAATTCCAATCATATAACTGTTTAATATTATCGAAACCCGGAAAAGCATTCGTTTTCATCTTATTCCGCTCCTTTCATAAATTCAGCGACTTGTTTCATCAATTCACCAGTCATTCTTTGAGTTTGTTGAATAACTTGATTTTGCTGAGAAACTTGCTTCATTAGTTCAGCATTCTGTTTTTGTAAAAGTTCCAATTCCGTTGGTGGTGTTGGGACAGGTTCTGGAACGTTATCAGGATCGTAAATTAGACTCGTTCCGTCCCATCGATAATTGAAGAAGTCAGAAAAATCTTCATTTACTTCAACTTCAATTGTTTTCGGTTGTTCTACTAGTGAATAACCTTGCAAAAACCCTTTTACATTATCAATCCATATTTTCATTTTACCCCTCCTAATATTCGAAAATTTTTGTCAAAATATACATTTTATTTCCCGATCCAGCAGCTGTACCGTCAGGTGCATTTAAATCATGACCAGTGATTTTTGCATCTTTTATATACAAATATTTTGTTTGAGGATTTTTGCCATTATACGCGTTTAAATTAAACACAGTTCCACCACTCCCGCTATTAGAGATGTGATTTTTTGGCACGTACTGGAATTGAAAAACTGCGTCATTGGCTTGTCCTGTTGAACTCATTTCCTGCCATTGCAAAATCCAACCATTTTGGCACTGCGACAGTGGCTTTGATGGTGTTGTGCCACTTCCGGAAGCTCCACCATACCACACACCGGTCCATAGCGGTGATCCTTGAATAATCTTTTGATATGATTTGTCGGTATCTGCTTTAGTTGGATAGTTTTCTAATCCATCGACAGCTTCTACCACAGTTGCCATTGCTTTTGGCTCATTGTTTTCCATTAATTGAACAATATCCATTAAACTTCACCCACCTTTTCAAATGTGAAAACTGGCAATGCATCCAGTTTCGCTTTATCCGTTTTAGACATTAAACCGTCTTTTTCAGCAGTAGCATTACTTGGTATTGTTGGAATAACAGTAGTGTCAGGCAATGCTTTTACGTCAGTAGCATTCAATATAACTTCGCCTGTATGACCATTTACAGATGAAACAGTACCTGCTCCAGCATCACCAAGTTTTGCATCTACAAATTCATTTAATCCAACAACACCAGTTGTACTAGTTTGTACATCAATAGCTACGCCGTCTTTTTTAACTACATATAAATCAGGCATTTGATTCTTCATCTCCTTTTACTTTTTCAAATTCCACACTAGAACCACCTAGTTTACCTGCTTCATAATCTGCGATGATTTGTGTGATTTTTGAATATTCTTCTTGAGATATCATCACACCATCTTTAGGTAAATCTAAAAGTGTATAAAAGAGGTATAAAAAGTGTAATAAATGGCTACTTAAAAGCAACCAGTTCCAGTGCCGAAGCAAATTGAACAATAATCATATTAGATTCTTGTTTCACTGATTCTTCGCTGATGCAATTCCGTTGCGCTGCTAGATAGATCGGATTGCCGTTGATATAACGGTCATAGAAGATTCTTTTTCTTCGCTCGGTAACATCTGGTTTGTGCGGATGCTGAATCGCAGAATAACCTCTAACAAAAAGCTTATGAAGGTAATCAAACTCTTCTTGGGCTTCTTCTTTCTGGATTAACATTTGCTCGGCTTCGAAAACGTTATTGGCCGTTGATGGTGGAACCAAAGAGAATGAAGCTGTTACTTTTGGTTCCCTCGGCTGGCCAACACGACATCTAGCAGCAAGATAGGCAGATAGGAACACACTGACATTATGTTTTGTTTGTTCCATATCTACGTCCTTTGCATCTGGTGTTTCATATTTCTTTACGTCAAAAAGTACCATCCTTTGATTCCCCCGTTTATGGTATAATATTCGTGTCGAGAATATTACCAACAGCCGGAGGAATCCGGCTTTTTATTTTTCTACTAAATATACTTTTTACAATACGTACTATGAGATAGTATTTTCAAATACATTTACTCATGATATAATCATATTAACTTTCTTGGGGATTTTATTTCTGAAATAAATTTCTCCTTTTCTATGATAACTGGCGGAAAACAGTTATCGATAGTTCCTGTCTCCACCAGAGACACAATGTCAACCTTATTTGTTGGCACTATTAGCACTTTACTTGGGAAAAGTGCTAACTACCACATTAGTCAGCCATTGGTCGGCTGGCTTTTTGTTTGCAAAAAATCGGCTAGTTATTGTAAAAAAGTTGCAATAAGTTAAAACTCCAATGTAATTGGCCTCCCGTATTTTAAAATTCTCCATTCGCCATCTTTTGTATTGGTTTTATTCATATGATTTCTTTCATCACGAGCTATCGTATAATCGAAAAATAAATCGGCTTTCTCTGCTCCATGTAAGTACTCAACATACACTCCATCAACTTGCCTTCCTAAGATAAAAACTTCTGGATAACTCATACGCTGGAACCCCCTAAATATAGCCCTAATCCCAAAATAAACGAGCATGAAAGGAAATAAACAAGGTCACTGCTTGTTATGTCATTGCCATACACGAAATAGCTCACGGTTGCTTTGGCTACAAGAATCATTATTGCAATGCCACTAACTTTATTTATTACTCTTTTCCAGTTGCGTTTCATTTATTCACCATCCACCTTCACAGCAAACGGCCAATAGCGCTCATCAACTGCTTTGATTTCTTGTTCTGTTAACATATCCACCTTTTCCTTACATGTCGTAAAATCAATTGCTCCCGCTAAATTTAAAAAAGTATATCCTGTGTTAGTCGCCCCTTTGTCTGGTAATAAAACGTGATATAAAGGTCCCTTCTCGACTTCGTAGCCGTCAAGCCATGCGTGAGCAAACAACTCATGATTTTCAAAAGTATCAAGCCAGTCTGATACTTCTTTAGCTTTTTCTATATGCATCGTATCTCTAAGCTTACTTGTTGCTGAGCAATACAGAGTGCACTCTAATCCTTTGCATAACTCAATCCATTCTGCCACGAACTTCGGAACAACGACTTTTTTCGGTTCGTCTAGCTGTTTTGCTAAGCTAATTGCTCTTTCGTTGGCATAGTCAGCACCTCTCAAATAATCAAGGCTGTCTGTAGAAACTTCTATGCATTCTAACTCTTCAATCAATTCTTGTTTATCCATCGCTGTTTCCCTCCTAAAGCAAGCTACCATCGATTAACAATACTTCGCCGTTTTCTTCAAGATTTTCTAATTGATTGAAAGCTTCTTCTGCGCCAGTCTTGTCACCCTCTTCAGTATGACTTTTAGCAAGCATTTTGAACGCTTCGTATTTGTCAATTGTTTTCATATCATCGAAAAATTCTTTTTCGTCTTCTACTTCGCAAACAATATCCTTGTAAAGTTTTAAACATTGTTTTTCATCTTCAGCAGCGATTAATGCAAAAAAAGGTTCTTTAATTTCGTAAAATTTCATTCCGCTTCCTCCTCAATACATTTAAACAAGCCCTCTGACTTCTTTAATATTTTTCTTTCCATTTTATATACATTTTCTTCAAAGAAAGCTTTTGCTTCTTCGTTATTACTTATGTCAATTTCAATATATTCATCTTTGAAAGCTTCTTTAAAACTCATTATGTTTCTTCCTGTTCAATAGCCCACTGGCTAAACGCTTGTAAGACTTGTAATTGACCAGTTTTTGACATATATCTGTAACTTCTATAGACAGGTCTAACACGATAGTCTGGTTTTATAGAATTAACTCTCAGTCTCCAAAATAATTCTATAGGTTCAATATTTGTGACTGTATATTTTTCTTTCAACCAATCCAGAACGATCTGCTGATTTTCGTTTAGATATGGTCTTTTAAAACCTTTTACGATGTATAAAACATCTTCTGCTGACATATTTCCTTCTTCAACACGATCCATCTCAAGTTGACGTTCAATTTCTTTTATTAGTTCATGCATTTAATTTCCCTCCAATAATTCTGGATTTTCGTGGATATTTCCAATAACAGTTACATAAGGCTTTATTCTTGCTAACAAAAGATTTCCAGCACACCAAGTTAAATCATATTCATTCCAAGACACTTTATAATCACCATCTATTTCAATCCCAACGCTGCTTTCTGTTTTCTGAAATGGATGGTTTCTTACTGAAACAATATCTCCCTCAAAAATTTCAACGCCGTTCTTGTCTTTTAAGCCTGTTGATTGCATGAGAACATATTTATCAATCATTCCCCACATGCCATTTTCTAGATTGATAAGAGGCGCTATAAATCCTGTATCATCATCAATAGTCCATTCTACATTTTTATCTTCATCAGGATAATACATTATGTTTTCTTCTACTGAATAAGCTCTAAACTTCGGAATCATTTTCTTCACTCGCTTTCAACTCTTGTTTGCTTAAATATTCTTGGAATCTCACTTTATCTTGCACATTCCAAACGTGGTTACCATAGTTTTTATACTCAGTTCTAGGCATTTTTTTATAAGGGATTTTTTCACGTTGGCAATGTGCGATTAGAGACGACATCTTAATGTTTAATTTTGTGCATATTTGGCTGAGGTAGTAATCTTCGTCAATCAAACGTCGGATTTCTGTATCTAGCTCTTTAATCTTCTTGTGCTTTGTCAGCCCTAATTTTTTAGCCCTAAACTCAACAGCTCCAACTGTACGATTTAACCTATCAGCTATATACTTATTTTTCATAGATAAATAGTGCTTTTTTAAGAACTCATCCTCGTCTTACAACTGTTTTTGTGGCTGTGGAAGGCTCCCAGTCATTGATATATTCAATTACCATTGGATAATGTTTTTCTCTTAATTGTGATCGGGTACCCACGCCTGTAATTTGCTTAATACCTGAATTAATATCTTTGTATAACTTTCCACGCTGTTCCTTTGTGATTTTCCCAAATCCTTTTGCAACTTCTGCTACTCGTTGATGAACTCGACGTGATAAGTAGCCATAATCATCTGCACCGATTTTTTGATTGTCTTTTAAGTCGGCTACTTCTTTTTCAATTACATCTACACGCTCATTTGTTTCTTCATTTGCTGATAAAGCAAGCATCGCCAATTCTCTTTGAGAAGTTGGTAATTTAGGTTGTTGAATTTCTTTTTCCATTTGATTAAAAGCTTCAATATATTTCAATTTAAATTGCAAAGCTTTTTGACCTGTGAATCCCATTGCTAGTAGTGTGAATCCGTCACGGTTCATAATTACTTGGCGATAAGATTGTTTGTTTTGTGGATGAATGTAGGTATCTTCGTAAAATAGGTCTGCGTAATTTTCCGCAACCCCCTCTTTTAAATCATCAATTGCTGCTAAAACATCACGATGGTTTTTATTAAATGTTTCGGCAATTTGTAAACTACTTGTTACTACTTGTTGGTCTTTCATAATTACTAAGTTGTCCATTTGATTTACTTCCTTTCTTACTCAATTCCTTCAATTATTTTTTTATCTGTCTTCTTACTTAAATTTCCGCTTGCCCAAGATTTATCTTTTTTGTGATAGAAGCCATCTGCGACACTCTTCTTTGTCGTAGAACTTCCCTTGTTTACTTACTGATCCATGTGGAAGACCTAGCTTCTCCCATTCCCTTATTGTTGTGGTGGATACATTGAAATATTTTGCAATCTCTGTTTGATTTAAGACCCTTTTATCAACTGCGGTATCTCTTCGTGCTTTTTCTATTTCATCAACAATAATTCCATGTACAAAATCTCTTAGAGAAGCTTCATTTTCTGGAGTTAAAATCACTTCCATTACTATCACCTCCTATACTGATTGTTTTACAATTCACCTCTTGGTAAAATGAATTTGAAAGCGAGGTGAAATATTATGAAATTCGAATTAAATGGATTTGACGAATTACAACATGAGCTAAATCAATTTGCTAAAAATGCCGAGTCTTTAGATGGCGAACATTCTGTACCATTCGATGAACTATTCACTAAAGAATTTATGATTGAAAATACTAAATTCTCTAATATTGATGAGTTTATTGAAAAATCCGGATTTGATTTCTCTGATATGGAATCAATAGATGACAATAAATTAGATAAATTCATTAGCTCAAACACAAACTTCGATTCGTGGGAAGATATGAAGTCTGCCGCTGGGTCAGAATGGGCAGCTAAGAAATTAGGATTTTAGTTTTATTTATCTCATCTAAAGTTTTTTGAAGTTGGTCAGCTTGCTCCTCAGCTTGTTTGATCAACTTCATTAGGTTTTGTAAGTCAACTTTGATAATCGCTTCTTCCACTTTTACCTACACCTCCTATCTGATTTTGTAATAAGCAATAATATCGGTCATTTGTTTCAGATGTTTTTCTGGATTGTTTAGGATTTTACGTAGATATTGTTCTGTAATTCCTAAAGCACTTGCTACATCAGGAATCTCCCATTGATTTTTCTCAAAGTGATTCAAGATTTTTTGACGTGCTTCTTGAATATTTGCCATGCTTTTTCTCCTTTCTCTGAATTAGTAAACAAATTAATCAACTAATTTCTAAATTTCATTGACTTGTTTTAACATTAATGTTAAAATCGGTTCATAGCTAAATAAGACATTAAAAACGTTGATTTTATAGCTTTCTTGGCGGTTAGCATTTATTTATCAATAGTGTTTTTTGTTGTCTTTTTAGTTGATTAACTTGTTTACAAGAATCATATTAACATAAATGTTAAATAAGCACAAGTATTTTTAACATAAAAGTTTATTTTTCTTGTAACTTTTAAGGAGAATGTTATTATGACAGTGTTTGATAGGATCAAATTATTAGCAAAAGAGAGAGGAAAATCCTTAAATCGAATCGAAGAAGAATTAGGTTTACCAAAAAATGTTCTGTATCGTATGAAAACTTCCGATAATCCTACTAAAGATAGACTAGAAACTTTAGCTAATTACTTTGATGTATCTGTAGATTATCTATTGGGAAGAACTGATAATACTAAAGCAACTGATGAAAAAAAATCTGATGATTTAGATGATGTACTGGATAACGTCATGAGCTTTGACGGTAAACCGCTTGATGATCATGACAGAGAAGTTATCCGTGCATATTTAAAGGGTAGATTCGGGAAATAAGTCAAAGGTTGTGCTTATATGAAAAGTATCAAAGAGTTGGTAGAAGAATATAATGTGGAGTTAGTTTTTACTACTTTGAACAAACGCGCATGTTTCGACCCTACTTACGGTATCATATTTGTAAATCAAAATTTAACACCAACAGAACAAGAAGAAGCAATATATCACGAATTAAAGCATGTAGAAGACCATGTGGATATAATGGCATTGTATAAAATTCCTGTTTTTCGTTCTAAGATGGAATCCGAAGCAGAACAATATATGTTTAGAAGCTTAATCGAAAAATATGAAGGACAATACAATTACTCAAATGTTATAGCTCATTACAACTTAAAAATGGGACAAGAAATTTATTTGAAATAAAAAAGTCCGTGCTGGAAACACGGACTAAAGAATATTTTTTTCTTTTATAAACTGTATAGCTTCATCATCCAACTGAAAAAAATGTATATACTCACCATCGCTTAAATCAACAATAGGATACCCTGCCAATAAATGAACTAATATTTCTTTTGTGATATTTGGTGTATTATCAAAAACGGAACACATAGTTTCGACATTAGGACTGCCCCAGATATCATTAATTTCTTTTATTGGAACTAATTCGGAAGGAGTTGTCATTTTATCACCTCATGAAAAAAAATTATAGAGTTAACAGATTACCTGAAGAAACTAAACAACAATTAGTCGAAAGTGTAGAAGCCTTAATCTTGGATTCTGAAGCATACGATAACGGAATGTTTAATATGATAAAACGTTCTTCTGCCACTTTGAGAATGTTATTTTACGATTCTCGAACTTCTCATAGCTTGATAAATCAAATAGAAAGTAAAAAATCACTCAAAATGTATAGTTTTATTGATTATCCAATCAAACAAGAAATCTTTTACGGTAGTATTTATTGTGCCAGATTTTTAGCACAACCACCCAAGGTTGGATACTACGATACATTTTTATTTAATCCACTAAAAAAAAGACATATCGAACTTTCTTTTGATGATTGGTGGAATGGGACAATTTTTAGAGTTGGGAAAAATAGTGACTTTTCAAGAGGTAAAATCATTATCACTTTAGCAAATCAAGATGGCGGTGCTCACTTTGATCCTACAATCGATAGTAATTACAGTTCATTGATTAAAGGAACTACTGGCTTTCAGATTCCACCACAATCAAATAATCACATATTTTTAGGAGGGTCTCCTGATTATAATAATCAGCCAGTTCAATTCACAGACATACACTTAGCGATTATGAGGCAAATAGTACATGAAGCTATTCTTTCGTTAATTAAAAACTTCTCCCTAAAAATGCATTACAACCCAAATTTCGAATATAACTGGAACAGAAAAATAAATCCTATTGCTTTTCATTTTAGCGCATCAAGAAACGACTAACATAAAAATTGGATGATATCTTCATAGGCCAATTATAACATAATTTCTACTATAAATCCCCTCTCTGGTGAGTTCTAGCGTGTTCGATTCATGCTAGGGGCTTTAAAATTTAATAAGGAGGTGCTAAAAATTTGTCATTCCTTCTATTCGCTTGCCCAAGTGGAAAGGATAAAAAATGGCAACTTTTAAACAATATACAAAAAAAGGGAAAAAATACTGGAAAGTAACTGCCTATTTAGGCGTAGATTATTTAACTGGAAAACAAATTAATGTCACTATCAGAAACTGTAATACAAAAAAAGAAGCACAGCTCAAGCTTAATCAAAAAAAATTAGATTTTGATAACGGAAATCTAGCTAACGAGCATACTCGTTTAACCACTTTTGAAGAAATTTATTATATGTGGTTGGACGAATACAAAAAAACAGTTAGGGAATCCACATTCATAGCTACTGAACGACGTATGAAAAAACACATTTTACCCACATTCGGGAAAATGCGACTTGAGCGTTTAACAGTCAAGATCGTGCAAAAATCTGTTAATGAATGGTATAAAAAGAATGAAATGGGAAAAGTACTTTTGAGTTATGCTTCTCGTGTTTGTGACTATGCTGTTGGTTTAGAAATAATAGACTCAAACCCATTTAAGAAAATAACAAAGCCTAGTTCGCTAAAGAAAGTAGAAAAGAATACAAAAAGAAAGTTCTATACAAAAGACGAACTGGAACATTTCTTAAATACAGCTGATAGCATTGCCAATCAAGCCAAAGAAGAAAGTTTAGTTCTAAAGTACTATGCCGACTTAGACTGTGCTATTTTTCGCTTACTTTCTTTTACTGGTATACGTGTTGGTGAAGCTTTAGCATTGAATTGGAATGATATTGATTTAAAAAAGCAGGTAGTTAACATAAATAAAACTACTGCTATCAGTACAAATGGATTGACTATAAACGATCCTAAAACTCCCAATTCTATTCGTAAAATTTCTTTTGATAACAAGACTGCTTATATCTTAAAAAAATGGAAACTTAGACAGCGTGAAGCTTTAATGAAAAAAGGTGGGTTTAAAACACAACTCATTTTTACAAAAATTGATGGTACCATGTTCCGAAGTCAAGACATTTACCAACGTTCTAAAAGATTGGCAGAAAAAGCTAACTTACATTCTATTGGTTGTCATGGTTTTCGGCATACCCACGCAACATTATTATTCGAATCAGATAATGTTAGGTCTAAAATAATCCAAGAACGTTTAGGACATTCTTCTTTACAAATAACTATGGATACTTACACTCATGTTTCTGATGAAGTTACTAAAGAAGCAACAGATGCTTTCAGTAGCTATGTAAATTTTTAA